AAGACAGTTGTAAAAGTTCCTTATCCTAAAGATAAGAATATGTCACCTGCAGATTCTGCTTCTTTTAGATCAGGAGCTGGTGGATCTAGAGAGGGCGATGGATATACAGGAATTACAAGTAATCCATATTTTCAAAAAGGAAAAGAAGCATTTAAAAATACAGTGAAGCCTAAAAAGACTATGAAGTCTGGAGGTAAAATGAAAAAGAAATGTTAAAAAAGAAAAAACCTGTGCTTAAAATGCACAAGCCTGCAAAAGCACCTAAGGTGGCACCTCCTAAACCAATTAATGGTAATTATATGAGAGAGGCTGATACACCAAGTAGACTTAAAAGTCCTATGCTTCCTATGAAACAGAAGAGACTTTCTAAATAGATTTTTGTTCGTTTCGATTAAATTTGTGATTCATTTTGTTAAGTAAAAAGGGAACCATGTGGCTCCCTTTTTCTTTTTAAAATAACTGTAAATAATTATCATGGTTTCCCCAATAAGGATCTGTTTTGCTTAAATCTGTACTAGAATATATACTGTAGTGAGACGTGAAGTGATGACCATGATTAATGTGAACAGAAGGATTTTTACACTCCCACTTAGTTCTAATGATATTACCCACCTGAGGTTCAATTAGTCCTGAATTATTTACTAATGCATTAGCTAGAATAGATTCACAGTGAGTTATAGCTTCATCAAATCTCATTGTCATCTGATGGAATGGCTCATGTTTAGTTGGCACTGATTGAAATCCATCTTTACATATACCCATATAGTTCATGTTAGTGATAACTTCTCCTTCATTTACATTGGGATAATCAAAATAACCTTCTGGATATAATACATCGTGTTCTAGAAATGATACATACTTATAATCATTTATATCTCTAGCTACATACAATAATTGCATTACCTGCAATAACTGATTTAAATGAGAGTATGTGTGTGTCCAACAGATATATTCAGGAAAGGGATTCTCTGGTTCATTTCTCCACATACATGTAAGAATGTCAGCTTTTTCTTCAGCTGCTTTTTCTATACTCTTTAATGATGCAACTATGGCGTTGTTAATTTTTGGATTAATATTGTTGGAATAGAATATACCAAGTCTATCATTATTGGTAGAAGGGTAGACAAGTAGTCCACCCTCTTCCACTGTTATAGTTTCTGTATCAAATCTTACAACTAAACTTTTTCTATATCCTGGAGAAGTATCTCCAATAATATCATTGTTTGCCATAATAATTAATCTATCGCCTTTAACTTTAGATTTAACTCTATGTAAACAATCTACACCACCATAAGTTGCGCTAAGTATTTGCATTACCAAACTAGGATTACATCAAATGGAGATACTAATAATTTATTCTCACCATTAATAGGAATCACTGGTGCTTTACCTAAAGATGCTGGATCTACCAATATCTCATCACCCACCTTGATGTCTGTAATAAGATCACCTACAGCATACACTGTAAGTTTATTAAGCTTCTGCATCATCTCTCTTTCAAGAGCTTCTTTTGTGTTCTCGTCCACAATAAGTTTACCTTCATCTTTCTTAGGAAGGTCTAGCAATAATCTATTGCCACGTAGTTGTTTGAAATCTGTCATTATACTTCAATATTAGTTAGTTTTTTAAATCTTAAAATATCATCACCTTTCAAATGAATATCTGATTGGAAGATGTCACGCTTACGTTGTACACCTACTACTTTGCCAGTCTTAGGATTGTGTGTAGGAACCTCCTCAACACGCTCGTGGATGTCATCTAGTAAAATAACTAGCTCATCATCAAATGCAATGCTGCGAATTACCTTGTTTACATTAAAAGAGTCTGTAAACTCTTTATCACCCTCTTTACGAGTGTAGAAAAATTGATTTGTCATTGGTTTATTTTATTTAAAAGTTCAATACGTCTCTTGTTAACTTCTTCAAATTTATACATACATGATTCTACATCAGTATGCTCGTCCAAAGTTAATAAAATAATATTAGATTTATCATATTCTAGATCAGGATATTTACTCTTAGGAAGGATATGATGAAAGAATGTTGATAATGCTTCACCTCCTAGATAATCTCCACTCACTTCTGAGTAATGTTTGCGCTCTTTCCAGATTTCTAAGAATAAGTTTCTCATTGTCTCTATCTTAGTCTTCTGCACAAACATGTCACGCTTAACTGATATCAGTCCTCCACGTTTAGGAGTGATGGGTTTACGCTTGATGTGACTCAAACATAAACCCTTACTCCATACATTTTTCTCACAGCCTTCTACACTACAAGTCTTCACAATCTTCTTCTTCTACTAGGTTGTTCATTTCTCTATTTATATACCAGATCGCCTTCTTAAGGTCTTGATTAGCACTACCTTTCTTATTAGATCTAAGTATATACTTAATAGCATTACCTAGAGAGAATCCTAAGTCATAGTTCTCAATGATATCTATAACTTCCATGCCACCACTACCTTGATAATGATCAGGATGATTTACCATCTCTCTATCTAGTATCTGTTTCATTACTTTACGTGCTCCATATGGATCTTCTAGTCTATGATTAATCTCCTCTTGACTCAGCTGACCTCTTTCATCCATTTCTTGCATTGCTTTTTTTTTTCTTGCAATCGCTTCTTGATGCATTTCTTCTTCTAGTTGATTAATTTCCTGTCGAGCCATGTCCTGCTATTCCTCTTTCTGTTTCTGATAGTTCATCTACCTCTACATATTTAGTTAATGGTACTGGCATAATTACAAGCTGAGCAACACGATCACCCACTTGATACCATCTAGTAGCTCCCTTTTTAACATTGAATGTTATAAAGATTTCACCACGATATCCAGAGTCTATAACGCCTACAGAATTAGCCATAAATAAATCTGTCTGACGTATAGAAGAACGTGGGAATACAAGTCCCACCATTCCTTCTGGTATCTCTACTGCTAATCCTACACCATATACAAGATGATCATCATGATTTGACATACTTGTAGCTACAAGATCTGCGCCTGCATCTCCTGGCTTACCAAACTTAGGCGTTTGTGCTTCCTGCACTAATTTCTTGAAGTGTACTTTCATGTTCTTCTATTTTAATTATTTCTTGATTAGATAGTTTATTAACAATTTCTTCTTTTAATGAATCAAAGAACTCAGGATGATCTATAAGTATTTTTGTAAATTCATCAAGATCATACTTAGTTTCTTTATATGTGATTGTCTTACCATACTTACGTAGGATTTCAAACTCACTAGCCATATCCATGACCTCTAACATACGATCAATACCTACGCCAAATACAATCTCAAACTCTACACCTTTGAAAGGAGGGGCCATCTTGTTCTTGATAGTCTTAATCTTGGTTAGATTACCATAAGCTTCTGTACCTTCCTTAGCAAGAGTCTTACTAACTTCTACACGCACATCACTATAGAACTTTAATGCATGGCCACCTTGAGTTGTTCTAGGATCGCCAAACATCACACCAATCTTCTCACGATATTGAGATACAACAATAACACATGTATTGTTTTTAGATAGGATGCCTTTCAACTTAGGATAGACATCACTGTTAAGCTTAGCCTTTCTACCAATAGAACTATCGCCTACATCACCATCTAAAACTTTCTTAGGGATTAAAGATGAATCAGAGTCAATGATAACAAGATCAATCTCACCAGTGTTAATCATATCCATAGCAATTTGAAAACCCTCTTCACCACAAGTTGGCTGAGCAATTAACATGCTTTCAATATCTACACCTAATGATGCAAAATAGTTAGGATCAACAGCATGCTCGCCATCAATGTATAAAACCTTGCCACCACTAGATTGACAGTTAGCCACAGCATGTCCACATATAGTAGATTTACCTGAACCCTCCCAGCCTACAAGTTCATAAAGTTTCCCTTTAACGAAACCTCCTACACCTAGAGCGATGTAGTCAAATGCAATAGATCCTGTAGAAATAAGATCATATTCATTATGGTTTTTATCACCTAGTGATAGTATGGTACCCACGCCATACTTTTTGTTGAGCGCGTCTAATGCGTCCTCCAGCTTAGATTTACCTGAAGCTGCTTCTGTTTGTTTTTTTGCCATTTCGTTTATTTTTTGTTATATAAAGATACAAAATATTCATTAAAAATAAAATAGCCTAGAAGCAAAACCTCTAGGCTATTTGGAATTCTCCACAATCTAAATACTAATCTTTAGATCCCTTAACCCACTTAGGAGTGTAAGGACAATTTAAGCATTTACTGCCACAACATGACCCTCTGCTTGCTAAGAATTCCTTAGACAAGCTCGCAGGCACCTCCACCACAGGCAACTGATTCGTTGAAGTTAACTGTATCATCTAGCTCTTTAATTTTAGTGATATCGATCTCTTTTAATTCACCAATACGTGAATTATATTGCTCTTCAGTGATGTCCTCAAAAGGAGCTTGCTGATAAGAACCACCCCAATAAGGTAGTACAGACAAACCATTATAGAATTCACGATTCTCCCACATCCAATCACCTACAATCTTCCACTCATCTTCTTTAACAGAGATGGTAGCGCTTACATTATGAGTGTTCTCACCATCTATGTGTCCTGAACCAATCCAATTGGTAGAGAAATGTTTAACTCTCTCTAATGTATCAAGAGCTGTCTCAGTACGAAGGATAGAATCCTCTGGCGCTTTAACAGGAATACGTACACAGATGGTATCTTGTGGGCGTAACACATCATCCTCAACTAACTCTGGATGATTAGTCATTAGATACTGTGCAATGTCTTCATTCTTGTTGAAACGCATTGTACGTAAATAATAATCATTATGCCAAGCATGTATACCAGAAGCTGTTCCTAACACTAGAGATGTAGTACCTGAAGGTTTGACACAACTAATACGAGCTGCTTCATTAATGCCAGTTTTCTCAGAGATCATCTGATTAACTTTCTTAGCTACAGTAGCTGCCATCTTTAAGTCGTATTTCATAATCTCACCACTTCCTATACCAGTCATACCAATACCTAATAAGGCATCATGTTGAGTTGTTTTAGCCCAGATAGGACGAAGATAATGAAAGTCAGTAAAGCCTGCCTGTAATGTGCCAAAGAATGCAGCTGCGCCTACACGATTGTTAAGATCATACTGGTCTTCTATATCACTTACATTAACCTCACACAAGTTACAGAACTGATAAGGACGTAGAGCAATCTCACAACATGGGTTGGTTCCCCAATCTTGGTTATTAGTCCAATACAATCCTGGTTCTCCACTTCCTGATGCTTCTACACGTTTCCATAAAGCAAAGAATTCTTCTTCTGTAACTTGTCCACGTGGTAA